ATTGGGGTTACAATAAGTGATTTTAATAATTTATCAATAGCTGTTCCCTGTTTGATAAAGTTGATATTAGTTAAAATATCTTCATCTCGTGCGCTCATATAACGCATTTCGATTTCTCCCTTAGCTAATAAGGATGTTTCAGGATACACGAGACCTTTTGATGGTAATGTAACTGTTTCCGTTGGAATTTTTAAATCTGCCATAAACTTGTTTTAATTTTATATATATAAATATAACGAAAGAATGTTTCTCATAAAAAAACCCGATATTTCTATCGGGTTATTTATTTTGAATTTTAAATCTAAATTAGTAGTTTAAGATACAATAATCCATTCCAATTGTTAGAGTAAGATTTACGGCTTCGGTATATGTTGACCAATCGTAATCATCAAAGTTTGCTGTTTTAATAAAAGCACCTTTAATAACCCATTCTGATACCACGTCACCAACTGGACCTAAAACATTAAATGTAATGTCTTTTTTATAGAAATCCGAGTAACCTGCTCTACCATTGATTGATTCATATGCTAAACGAGCCCATTCCATTACAACCTGTGCACCTGATGGAGCGATTGGGTCGAATAATGTGAATGTCATATCACCCCATAGCCTTTTTCCACTACGGATTTTTCTATAGGTATTAATGTGATCTAGAATAATTTCTCCATCATCAAAATTTACGGCACTTACTCCTTTGATAATATATGATGGAATACCATTTACATACATTATGAACCTGTTTGGAACTTTAGGCTCATATTGAGTAAACATCATTTCATTTGCGTTTAATATAGGCATGTTATGTTGTATTTATTAATTGTTTATTATAAATATTACTTCTTATGGGAATGATACACCAGTTGGTAAGATTGTGAAATCTAATATTACAAATTCCGCAGTTTTAGTTGGTTGAATGTAAATTTGACCTATTAATTGGTTTCTATCTACAACACTTGGTGTGTTATTTGATTCATCCATTACTACTTTAAACGCATATAAACCTTGTCTTTGTACTACTGAGTCTAAGTATGGGTTTACTTGGTTTAAGAATTTGTTTCTTGTAACTGCTGTATTTTGTTCAAATACTAATGAACGAGCTACACCACTAATATATCCTTTTAATGCAATTAATAATCTTCTAACATTTACTCTATCTAAAGCAGTTGCTTTTTGTTGTAATGTTTTCTGACCAAATACTACAACACCGTTTCCAGGGAATGTAGCTAATGGATTTACATTATCTAAATATAAATTATTTCTATCGTTTAATGATAATTTTCTTTCAACTTTTACTACGTTTGGAATACCACCTCTAGTAATACCTGCTGGAGCGAACCATGGAGCTGATACTTGATCTGTAAAGGCAAATACACCACCCATTAATACTGAAGCAGGAACCCATACTAATCTACCCATTGCTGAGCTGAATACTTGACACCATGGCCAGTATGTAGCTGCGTAGCTTGAGTTTGAAGCATTTGCTGCTGTTTTAGCACTTGTAACTGTACCTCCATAAGGAACAGGGTCAACTACTGCTAAAGCATCTGCTCTTCCTTCACATAATGCGATTGGATCAGCATTGTTAGCACCAATATTAATATTTGAATTTCCACCTGCTAAGAATAAACCAGGAGTCATTAATAAATCAAATTGATATTCGTCTGTATTGTTTAATAAGTTTAAAGCTACTGCATAGTCTTCGGTTGTGAATCCTTGAGCATTTGAAACACCACTAACAATATTTTCATACATGAATCTTGGTAATGTAGTATCTTCTACTCCACCACTAAATGCACCTGCTATACCTCCGTCTCCGTTTGCTGGTAAGCTTCCGCTGAATAGTGCTGATTGGTATAATCCGTTATTATCAAATGTACCATATTGTGCTTGAGGTACGTTTGCTATTCTAATATATCTAGAAGCATTTGGGAAATCACCTGTATAATCAATGTATCCTTGACCATCTGTTACTGAGTATGTGTAAACTGGTTTAGTATTACCAATTACTCTAGCAATATAGTTAGGTTGGTTAACATCCATTGATAAGTTTGTCCATGTTTCAAGAACATTTGGTTGAGCATCTGTATCATTACCGCTTCTTACAAGTAATGTAAATGTACCTTGTGTAGTATTTACATTTTGAACTTGCCAACGTACGTTAGTAGCACTACCGCTTACTAAAGCACCTGAAGATAATATAGATCCTGAATTGTTCATTTGAGCACCCCAAGCTAATGTTTCGATTTCAAAACATTGAGTACCATTAGCACCTCCACCAAAGTTATTAGTAATACTTGATGAAACTGCTTTAAATGAATTTCCTAATGCTTCAATTTCATAAGGATATCCTAAACTAGCAGTAAATGAAGCAGTTGTTAATGAAGCAGTTGCGGCAATTCTAAATGTATCTTGTAATGAATTAATTTTATTAACAAGGTTTGTTGTTGTGATTGCATCGGTTGATCCTGTTGTAACATAATAAATCGGAGCAGCATCTACTAAAGTAGTACTACCTGTCATTATAAATTTACCATAAGAGGTAGCTGTTACTGAGCCTGTGATCGAACCTGTTAATGTAAGGAATACAGTTCCGGCACCACCATCATCCTTGTGTAAACCAGCAACACTCATAGAAGAAGTTGCATTTATACCTACTAAAGGAATACTTGCAGAGGCAAATGATTCTAATGCTGAACCTGTTCCTGCGTGTGTAATTCTGGTTACTAATAGAGTTGCACCTCCATTATCGAAATAGTTTTTAGCTGTTAATGAAGTAAAATACTCCATAGAGCCACTTGCTCCATTGTTAAAAGTAGTTCCAAATTTTGCAATATAGTCACTATATGAAGTAACTAATGTTGGAACATAAGGAATACCATTAACAGTTGGTCCAACGATAGCTGCACCAGCTTCAATAGGGCCTTGAGTTACTGCGCTCTGGTCGTTTTCATTGGTATATACACCAGGAGAGATAATTGCTTCTGCCATTTTATGTTGTTATTTTAAATTGTATTAGGGGTTGTTCTAATGATAAATATTCTAAAACCCTTACAAACCTAAAATAGAGTTATTTTAGTTCACCTGTTTCCAAGTCAACTTGTCTATCTCCATACTTTTCACCTAATTTAGTAGTTAACGCTAAACGTTTTTCATTAACTTCTTGGATATAGTTGATTAGGTCGATACGATTTCCGTTTAATTCGTCTAATCTTTTTTTAGCTTCTTCAATATTAAGAACTACTATTCCTAAATCAAATAATGCCTTTTGATACCCTTCATGAATACTTTTAAATTCAGCTAATTCTTCTACAGTTAATTGGTCTAATGATTGTGTTTGTTCTTCTGTGTTTCTTTTTAACATAACGTTAGTTTTTAAATTATTATTTAGCCCATTTATTTTCAGGGCATGGGTTTGTTTCTAAATTAATAGGAGAAAATATTTTTTTATCTAGTGGGCAACCACATAAACCGCAATAATAAAAATCAATTACTGCTGTATTTTTTTTACGAAATTCACACCCGTTACATACAGATGCTCTATTTTCGGCTAATTTTTTTTCTTCTGGTGTAGGGTTAGCTGCGGTTATCCAAGCTGATGCTATTTCTGTAAACTTTTTAAACATTATTTATTTTTTTATATTATACAAAACCTATCTGAGGTATCCAACTATTTCTAAAAAGGGTTATCTGAGCTCCAAGTTAACCCACCAACATTATTTACAGTTATATTTAATCCACTTGAGTCTGTTAATAATCCAGCATTATCTGTTGCTAATAATAGTAATTTAGTATTAGCTGATGGTGTTATTGGTAATGATGGTGGAGTAATAGCGTTACCAGTATATAATGCTGTTCCATTAACAAAATTAAAGTTGGTTATTTTTCCTGGGAAGCGGTAGCTTGATGCGAAATATTCTCCTAGGTTTCCAAGATATAATTTAGATAATAATGGAGCTAAATCTACATTTCCTATACTGTTTCCAGGATTTGATAAAGCACCATTAACGTATATATTAAATGTTGTTCCTACTCTAGATATAGCGATATGAGTCCAATCAAGTAATGTTGAAGTTGGTATTGAAGTAACAAATGAATAACCAATTCCTGTATTAGCTATGATTTGATCTAATTGGAATAATATATTAGAGTTATAATCAGCCATAGAAAACCTTACAGAATCTGTATTTGAATTATAGATACAGAATGGAAGTATTGCTCCGTTAGCTGGGTCATAGGTGCTTAGTTTTTGGAACCATTCAATTGTAAAATCATTATACCCTAATGAATAATCAGTACTAGCTACATTTGTAGCAGCATATCGATCATATTCATTACCAAAATCTATACTACCACCATAAACGGTTGGTGTTGATGGTGAAATAGATGGAGTTATACTAGGTGTTATACTAGGTAAAATTGATATACTTGGTGTTACGCTAGGTGTAA